ACGACAGCGACCCGAAGAATCCTCTCGCATTGGTGAAGCACCTGTACCGCAACGGACACCACAGTGTCTTCGAGCATATCTACTTCACCTTTAAGATTGAGGGTATCTCTCGTGCCTGTTCTCACCAGCTCGTGAGACACAGACATTGTAGTTTCACCCAGCGTAGCCAAAGATATTGCTCCGAAGACGGTTTCGGTTATGTTCAGCCTAACAGCACCGACCACCTGTACGATACCTACATGAGCGGTATCGAATCATGGTATAAGCAAATGCAAAATGCCGGAGTTCCTAATGAGGACGCTCGCTACATTCTCCCAAATGCCTGTGAGACTTCTCTCTACCTCTCCTGTAATCTGCGAGAGCTTATTCACATGGCGAATGAAAGACTGTGTAGCAAGGCTCAATGGGAAATCCGAGAACTGGTTCAGCAAATGGTGTACTGTGTGAACGCTGACCTGTGGTTCATGCTCGTACCTAAATGTAAGAGTGGGCGAATCATTTGTAATTCGCCATGTAGGAGGATTTCTGATGAACAGAGCGGAGAGACGCAGAGCTAAAAAGCAAGGTCTACCTGTAAAGAAAGACCCTGTTTTGAACATGAAGCAAAGCGATATTACCAAAATGAAGGAAGACGCTACCGAAACAGCGATTGATACCGCTATGGTATTACTTCTCGCTCTCCCGGTAAAGGTCATGCACGACAAATACGGTTGGAGAATGAAGAAGCGTCTCCCGGAACTGGCAGAAGCACTATTGGACGAATACCAAAGTTTTTGCGATGGCGAAATGACCCTTGAGCAATACAAGGATTTTGTCTACGAGAACTGCGGTATCAAATTTGAGAAAAACAAGGAGGTATAACCTAATGTTTAAGTTGAAAAGCACGAATGGTAGAGTTAATTCCCTACTCAAGAGCGGTAAGGATTTCGTGAAGAACAGCCTGTCGGTATCTGCGGCACAGCATATTATCGACACTGGTGTGTTGGTGAAGTCCGATAAGCCCGACTATCCTATCTGCGTGGATAAGAAGTGGTACTTCGAGGGTGAAGAAATCAAAGAACAGCCTAAAAAGGGAGGAAAGCGATAATGGGTAGAGCTTTTTACTCACAGTATGTAAATCATTGTCTGCGATTCTACGCAAGACACCCGAAGCCTAACTTCCACAGTGAAGCCGATAAGAAGAATTGGATTTCCTGTGACAATGCTTTGAAGGGTTACTCCGACAGCGAGCGTGAAATGCTCCTCACTATCTACGGTGACGGAGATACTATCGCTGACAATGTTTACAAGATGGCGAAAGCCAAAGACATGAAACAGGAAGCAATTTGGAAGCTGGTTAATGACCTTGAGCGAAAGGTGGCAAAGAAACGTGGTTTGTTATGATAATATCCCCGAGGAATTAAAGAAATTGAATCAGTGGGTGTGTGCATTGAACGGTAGTAAAGTTCCCATGAAAGCGTGTGAGAACGAAGCCGCTTCCAGCACCAACCCCCAAACATGGTCTGATTTCGAGACTGCCCTCGAATCCGTAAATAACCAGTATTATGACTACTGCGGCTTTGTCTTCAATGACAATGGTTATGTAGGTATTGATATTGACGAAGGGTTCGATGAAGACGGTTTTGTGAGTGTCCTCGGTGCTGATATTATCGGCAAATGCAAGAGCTATACGGAGAAATCCCGAAGTGGACGTGGTTTCCACATCATACTTCGGGGTACTCTCCCCTTCAAGGGAAAGAACAACCTCGCTGGTGTCGAGATTTACAAGGCGGCTCGATACTTCATTATGACAGGCGATACGCTCCTCTATAATGAGATTGTCGAGAACCAAGAAGCTATTGACTACATAGTAGAGAAATACTTCCCGGAAAGTCGAGAAAATGCGAACAAAGTTATGGTTGGTCGAGACAAGATATACACCCCTGTTTGGGAAGAACCTGTGGTAGAAGGTCGAATTAAACTTCGCCCGGTATATCCTCGAATCCCGGACGGTTGCCGTAATATCTGTCTCACTTCCCTCGCTGGTATGCTCCACAATCAAGGTTACAGTAAGCTACAGATTTACGAGGAGCTGTTATATGCCAACACCGTAGCGTGTGACCCTCCTCTCGATAAGAACGAGTTGAGAACGATATGTAACAGCGTCACGAGGTATAAGCGATGATTGAACCAACACCACTCGAACAGGTCGCAAATGCGATTATACTCCAAGCGGTCAAAGATTACCGCTCGGCTCTCGGTGGTGGCACAGTGAATGGAAAATCGCCGGGAGATATGATTGCTGAATGTGAGAGATTCTTCCTCTCGGATTGGTTCATGGTATTGACGAATCTCGATGGCGAAGCTCTCAAAGACAAAATCCGAAAAGAATTTAAGAAATAAATACATTTTTGTATTGACAGCCTATCCGATTTGTGTTATATTATAATCACAATCAGACAGGAAACACCATGGCAGACGAAGAAAAGTACCAAATGCGTAGAATGTGGCATTTGTGGTGGTTCGGGGATAAAGCTGGGAAGCCCGGACAGATTTTAGGACGTGACATTATGCAAGACAAATGTGTGAAGTGTCGGAAGGTGTATTGTCTATGTCGCACCTGTCCGAACAATGAAACTTGTAGGTATGCCCTTCGCCGCAAATGTAAGGGTGTAGAATACTGCGGAATCCGCAGAAGAATAATGGAGGATAACGATTATGTTAGCAGAAAGAAAAATGAGCGTTGACGTTGAAATGTTTGAGGTTGGCGATGTGATTCACTTCCAGCTCAAGGACGGAGAGAAAATCGAAGCTATCGCTGTGAAGGAAACCAGCGAAGGTATGCTGTTCATCACAAAGGACTGTCTCTCCAAGGAGTACCCGATGTTTAAGACACCCGACAGAATGGGTAGCATGGAGATTTCCTACTTCAATTCTGATTTGAGACACGCTCTCAATGGTGAAATCCTTGACCGCTTCCCGGACGAGATTAAGAGCCGCATGGTGGGTATGAGAATCGGTAACACTGATTTCTTCGATTTGCTCCGTATTCCTACCGAGAAAGAAATCTTCGGTGAGAACGTCTACGGTAAGCCGGAAGGTGCTGACGTAGAGCAGTTCGAGCTTATGAAAGACCGTAGAAACCGTATTGCTTTCCAGCCTGTCGGTGATGAAATGCGTTGGGAATGGTACTGGTTGCAGAACAGAGACGAGGACTACGCTTACCTTTTCGCCATTGTCGACACCGGCGGTAATGCGAGCTACACCAGCGCTTCTTTCTCTTTTGGTGTTCGCCCGGTCTTTCTCTTATCTTAATATCTCGCCCCCTTGTGGGGCGAGTACATAAACTCAAACGGAGGGTTGGTATATGATTGAAAATGTAATCCGAATAAATCGAGCAGAGTTCGACAGATTGAATCAGCTCACAGAGCAAAAAGGTTATATAGCGGCGAGTTTCAATATCGCCACACAGGATAAGTTCCCTCTCCACAATATTCATTACATTTTCGAGAATATCCACCCCGGAGAGACATACGAGATTGATACCATCATTGAATCCAAAGGAGCTTGTCACCTGTTCAAGTGTACGGTCTTCTACCGTCACAGGTGCGTAGGTGTTGTTACCTGTACCATGAAGGACTACGACCCGGTATCGTTCGATTGGGCTACTTCCTTCAAGGTCATGCCAATTCAGCGAGGTAAGGAACAGTGGCTCAAAGAGGTTACTCTTATGACGGTCACAATCAACATGACGGTTGCCTACTCCATTCTGTACGCTGACCGAGTATTCGTGGAAAGCTCCGGGAAACACAGGCTCAATGGTTTGAGTAAGTCCGATTCTGACGAACTGATTTACAGTAAGCTCAAAGCCTTTATCTCTCGTGAACACGCTCCTACGGTTGCCACAGGCAAAGGAACGAAACCTCAACACGAGTTCGATGTTCGAGGTCACATGAGACACTTGAAATCCGGCAAAGTTGTATATGTCAGACCCTATACCAAGTGCAAGGGTCGTGGTACGAAAATCATTCACGAGTATATCACAGGAGGAACGACAGAATGAACGTAAAAGAAAACATTCGCATGGTAAACACCTTGCTCAAAGGAGTTGAGACCTCCATCGGTGTTTATCAGAAGGAAAAATCAGAAAAGGGATATACCCCTGTTCCCGGCTACGGAAACCTCACCAACGAGGATAGCCGAGAATCAATCAAACGTAGAATTATGGTAGCTCGTGAGGAGCTTCTTAAAATCAGCAAAGCATTGTAGGAGGTGTCATTATGGCAAAGGAAATTATATGTCCTCTCCTCACGACTAACACTGTCGTAGACGAGAATCACAAAGTCAGTATCGGTACACAGCCTGTCTTCTGTATCAGAGAACAGTGTGCGTGGTGGATTGAGGATAAACAAAAATGTGCGGTGGCAGTAATGGGGAGTGTGAAACGATGAAAACAGTGGACGTTTTAGGTACAACCTATACCATCGAATATAAGGAAATCAAAGAGGACGCTTTCCTCGAAGACGTTGACGGTTACTGCGACCACACAGCGAAAGTTATCGTAATTAAGTCCGAAAACAATAACAATCTCAAAGACTTCGCTCGATTGCAGAGAAAGAACCTTCGACACGAACTCATTCACGCTTTCCTCGGTGAGAGCGGCTTACAGGCAAATTTCCAACACGCTAACCAGTTCGGACATGATGAAACAATGGTCGATTGGTTCGCCGTTCAGTTCCCGAAGCTCCAAAAGATTTTCCGGGAACTCGGTATTGAAGATTAGGAGGTTACATCATGGAATATTACAGAGGAGATATTTTTTATATCAACAAGGGTATGGGTCTCGCTACTGGAAGTGAAATGGAATCCGGCAGACCCGGTATCATCGTATCAAACGACAAGGCGAACGCTTCCTCTCCTGTCGTAGAAATCGTATATCTGACTACATCGAAGAAAATTCCTCTCCCTACTCACGTTCCTGTAAAGTGCAAGGCACAGTCAACAGCTTTGTGTGAGGGAATTTACACAGTATCGAAAGAACGTCTCGGAGACTTCATTCGTTCCGTATCTACTTCGGAAATGGAGAAAATCGACAAAGCTCTCCTCATTTCTCTCGGTATCAGTCAGACAGCTCCCGAGGACGAGTTCGCTCTCCCGGTTGAGCCTATCGCTCCGGCGGCAGACATTACCAAGCTGGAAACCGAAAGAGATATTTATAAGAATCTCTACGAACAACTTCTGAATAAGGTGGTGAGTGCGTAATGGAAGAATTATACAAACTTCGTAATGGCAGAACCATATTGGACGAAGACCTCTCCGCAAAAATGTATCAGATAGACAACTATCACCCGGAGAGAGCTGACGAGACCAGCTCCGGCTTTGAATGGTCTGAAATGGGTATGGCTACCCTATTCGGTATGCTCTATAACCGAGAAGCTCGCTACTGCCCGGAACACAAGAGCTGGTACACCTACTTCGAGGGTGCATGGCGAAAAGACGAGGGAGCTATCCTCGTTTCCGAAAAAATCAAAGACTTCGTTCGTCTTATGATTCTCTACTGTGGGGAAATCGAAGACGAAGACACTCGCAAAGCCTACACCTCATTCGTTCGCTCCATGGGTGACAGACGCATGAGAGATAGAATCCTAAAGGACGCAACAGGTGAGCTTCGTATCTCTGCTGTTGAGTTCGACAGCAACCCTTATCTCATTAACTGTCTCAATGGTACATACGACCTTCGAGACTGTACGTTTCGAGAGCATAGCTGGGAGGACTTCCTCACCATGCAGACCGCTTTCAAACACACAGTTTCCCGAGACGTTAAGTGCGAGCGTTGGGAGGAGTTCATTGACGAGGTTACACAGGGAGACACCGAAAAGGCAGACTTCCTTCAAAGAGCGTTGGGCTACTCTCTCCTCGGTATGGCGAATGAGGACTGTATGTTTATCCTCCATGGCAAGACCACTCGTAACGGTAAATCCACTCTGCTGAATACGATTCAGTATATGTTGGGTGACTACTCCAAGGTTTCACCTGTCGGTATGATTTGTAAGGGAGACCGCAAGCGTGATGTGGAAGCCGCTACTCCCGAGCTGGTAGCTCTCAAGGGTAAGAGATTTGTTACCATGTCCGAGAGTAATGAGTATGGCAGATTGGACGAGGAACAGATTAAGAGATTCACAGGCGGCGAGGAAATCACCGGGCGAGCATTACACCAGTCTCCGATTACCTTCCTCCCACAGTTTACGATGTGGCTCTCCTGTAATGACCTTCCGATGGTTACTGACAAGAGTATCTTCGCTTCCGAGCGTATTAAGGTAATCGAGTTTAACCGTCACTTCTCCCCGGAAGAACAGGACACTCACCTCAAGGACGAGCTTTGTGAGCAGTCCAGTATGAGCGGCATTTTCATGTGGTTGGTGCGTGGATATATCCGTTACACCGAGCGAGGTCTCGTAATGGGCGATGGTCTCAAGAAGGTAGTTAAGAAGTATGAGCGAGACAATGACCTCGTGTTGCAGTTCCTCGAAGCTCGCTGTGAGCATAAGGAAGATGTGTCTATCAGAGCGAAAGACCTCTACAATGCGTTCAAGATTTGGGCGAAGTCCGAAGGTGCTTATATCCTCTCGGCTCGTAAGTTCAATTCCGAAATGGAGCGTCACCCGGAATGGTTTGAGAGAAAATCGACTTCCTCCGGCTTTGCTATCTATTGGGGATTGAAGCTCAAGGAGGTGGTGTAAATGAAACTACCATTCATAAATAAGAAACCGATAAGGCTAATTGAGCTTTTCGGAGGTATCGGTTCACAGGCGATGGCATTGACAAAACTCGGAGTGAATTTCGAGCATTACAGGCTCGTTGAGTTCGATAAATACCCTGTGGCAAGCTATAACGCTATCCATGGTACGAACTTCACTCCTACCGATATTACAAAAATACAAGGCAAGGATTTAGGTATTGTAGACACAGACCATTATTGTTATCTTATGACCTATTCGTTCCCTTGCCAAGATTTATCCGTAGCCGGAAAACAGCAAGGCATGAGTAAAGGTAGCGGCACACGCTCCGGATTGCTGTGGGAGGTGGAACGACTTCTCAATGAAACTGAACATCTTCCCCAGCTCCTACTCATGGAGAATGTACCACAGGTACATAGCAATAAAAATATGGCAGACTTCAATAGCTGGATTCAGTTTTTGGAGAGCAAGGGTTACTCAAACTATTGGCAAGACCTTAACGCTAAAGATTATGGAGTGGCTCAAAATAGAAATCGTTGTTTTATGGTAAGTATTCTCGGGGATTACTGCTTCTACTTCCCGAAACCGAAGCCGCTTACCAAAAGCATGATGGATTACCTCGAAGAAACTGTTGAGGAGAAATTCTATATTGATAATGAAAAGTCTTCTCTCTTGATTGCAAAGCTGATGGATAACGGTGTTATCACAGCCGAGAGAGAGAGAGAGAGAGAGAGAGAGAGAGACGTTCGACCTCTCAATTAACAACCCACAGAGACGTACAATCGCAAATTGCATTTCTGCGAGAACAGACCGAGGAATCAGCAACCGTAAGGCAGAGGGTACAGGGGTTGTCGAGTACAACCGCCGCCCTCAATTACAGACGAATTGATAAGGTGAATCTTCCTGTTGCAAAGACCCTATGTGCAAGAGATTACAAAGGTTTCGGCACAGGATTTGACACCATGAACGGAGTGATAGAATGGACGTAAAGAAGTTAGGTAATATTTCCGGGTATACAGGTGGTAACTTCTCCGGGAATGTTTACGATAAGCACTCTCTCTCTCCTACGCTCAACACAATGCAAGGAGGGTACAAACAGCCTATGATAATAAATGATGAACAACAGTCAGTTAGAATCAGAAAGCTCACTCCGAAGGAATGTTACCGTCTTATGGGTTTTGATGATGAAGCGTTCGAGAGAGCCGCAAGTGTAAATTCAAATTCCCAGCTTTATAAACAGGCTGGAAACTCGATTGTCGTTGATGTGCTGATGGCAATATTCGACAATCTACTTATTAGCGGACGCTCGGTATGGCTTGATGAATTGTTATCAGATGTGGACGAAGAATCGGCTTAACAGGAGGTGTTCCCAATGCCATATAAGCGACCAAGCTACCTAAAACAGATATGGTGGATTATAAAATACAAACTTACAGGAGGTAAGAGCCATGACAAACGAGCTGGCAAACAGAATCGCCCGGGAGAAAGATAAGTTCCTGTTCGAGCTGTTTAAGAAATACGGTTATCATCGTGGTAAGGTAATGAAGCTCCTTCGGAAGAACCGAATCTCTATGACCGTTCAAGGAGACCTTGAGACCTATCTCGTTGATGATAAGAAATTATTCACAATTCGCAAGGTAGTAAAATTCGATGATGAAAACTACCGAGTGACATTCTATTTTACGGAGGTGCTGGACAATGAAGGTCACTAAATGCACTGGCGAGGGTCAAGGCTCTTGTAAAAGATGTTCAGACAAAGGCAAATGGAACAGAATGTGGTGCTGTTTCCTCTATGAGATTGAGGGTTACGAAGGGTGCTACTGTTCCGACTGCGTGAAAGAAATCGAAATGGAGGTACAGGCAAATGAACAGACCATATCCTAATTTGGAACTCATAGAGTACAAAGCAAAACAAGCTCTACTGGCAGACGAGGAGTTCAAAGCCGCATTTGCGGAGAAGTGTAAATTCATGCGACTTCCTCCCGACTTTGATATGATAGTCTTCCCTCAAGTTTGGGGTAGCACCTGTACCGGGTTCGATGTTATGCCCGATGGCTCTCCGGCGATAGGTGGTTGTGCTATGACGAAGGAGTACACGACTGTCGCACATGAGCTTTTGACCGACAGCTACCTCGTTTTCTTCGGAGACCGAGCTTGCTATAAGGTCACAAATGCGACTGACGCTTTCCTCAACGACCTCTCTCGTAGATGTATGGCGAGCTTGAGTGAAGCAAAGCATAAATACTAAAATGTATTGAATACAAATTCGTATTAAATACAAAATTGTACTTAAATACAAAAATGTATAATACAAAAAAGTATAATACTTAAATGTATTAAAAATACGAATTTGTATTCGATTTTGACGGTTTGAAGTAGTCGAAGTAGTTGTTCTTCGGTTTTTCCCTTATTTTCTTCATAGAGACATATATTCATGCCCCTATATAAAAAATAAGGTAAATTTTGATTTTCGACTACTTTTGCTACTTGAATACAAAAATGTACTAAATACAGAAATGTATTAGGAAAGGAGACATGAAAATGGACATTGATAAGCTGTTAAGCGACCCGGTGGAAGCCGAGGAAGTGGTTGAGACACCGAAACCTGTTAAGAAATCCAAGGGAAAACCTCGTGGTGGGAACTCCCCTATGATTGGTGATAATATGCTCATGGTAGAAGGTGGAGATAATGCGAAGTATCTGTCGAAGAACCTGTACTTAATGAATCTCCCGGATATTGATATGCACAATGTTGATGAAGTACATGAGCGTATCAATCATTATTTCGAGTATATGGTACAGTGTGATAGCAAACCGACAGTGAGTGGATTGGCTATGGCATTGAACGGAATGTCACGAAGAACTTTATGGGCTATTGTTAATGACGCTCCGACTGGTGGTTCGGGGTACAACTCTGCGTTGCCGCCCGAGGTGGCACTCGCTATAAAAAAGGCACATAAAATTATGGAAACTTTGTGGGAAGACTATATGCAAAATGGCAAAATCAACCCTGTGGCTGGTATCTTCCTCGGTAAGAACAACTATGGCTACCAAGACAAGACCGAATACGTTCTCACCCCGAACGCTCAACAGGATAACGACTATAACGCAGACAACATCAGAGACAGATACCTTCCGACTTCCGACTATAAACAGATTGGAGCTTCCAACTCTGACGATGAAAATTGATTTCGACTTTCGACTTTCGACTTTCGACTTTCGACTATGCCGCTCGAGGGCTGGTACAGACCAGCTTCCGGGCGGCTTTTTCTATGCAAAAATTTTCAAAAATCTGCGAATTTCCTCCTCAATACTTTAGCACTTTAGCGTGATATGGTATTTTGTCCAGCTCCGGCGGCGGTCGCTCCGGCTCTCGCCCTGTCCGGCTGTCGCTGGTGTCCTGTGGAGCTGGTGAGGGTGTCCGGCTGTGGTTCTGTTGGTTCTGTCCATCGGTGGCGGCTTCCTTATTATATGTATATCTGCCGGAGCTGTGGCGGCTGTTGGTCGCTGTCCGGGTTGCTTCCTTATTATATGTATTTTTAGTTTTAACAAAATGGACATTTTGAGCCGCATACAAAAAAGTATTAAATTTTGAAAAATAAATACAAAAAAGTATTGACATAAATACAAAAATGTATTATACTAAACTCAACAAATACAAAAACGTATTTACACCAAATCAAAAACAGATTTTACGGAGGTATTAAAAATGAGAGTTTACGAATCAACCCCAACAGATGGAAGAAAGAGCTTTTACGGAAAAGCAAAAGTAATTATTGACGAAGCTGGAAACGAAACGCTTTACAGTTACGATACCCCAATTATTAAAAGAACCGCCGCCGGGGAGCTTGTAAAGTTGTGGGAGGGCTGGACAGCTACAACAGGAAGACATATAAACGCATTTTGCGGACTGAATAAAGCCGCATACATGGCATTATAAAAGGAGGTTAAAACAATGAAATTTAAGACAACACGCAAAGCGATTGTAAACGGTTCTGTAAATGTAAAATGTGCTGGTTATTGTGATTTACAACACCTTTTAAGAAATCACGAAGCAACCGCTTATAATTCCGGGGTTTACGGTTGGAATTTTGATGTATACGAGGTTTACGGAGTTACAATTTGCACAGGTTATAGAAATATGCCCGGCTCACGCTTGGAAGGTATTGCAGAATATGAGGAAGCCGCCGCTAAAATTTGGAGCTGGGAAAATAAAGCACCTTTTGAGGAAAAACAAAAACAGGTTGAAAAGCTCTTGCAAGAATTTTGTTTGAAAAATGGAGGTAAATATTATGCGTAAATATAATTTTTCTGTCGATGGCTTTAATTTTGAGCGTATCACAAAGAAAGCCGCCCGAATCGCATATAATAACGGTTTGACCGTCCTATTTTGCCCGGTAAACCTTCGCCCCGGTTCATTTTGGCGGCTGGATATGCCTATAAATAAAAATAACCAAAATTGCGAGGGTCACAGCTTCGACAGCGTTCTAAATCATTTTGAATTTTATAATTGCACCAACAACGAAACCGGACGCTATACCGCTTTTTATATCCCGGTTGAATATGTGGACAGGTTCACAGGCGAAGCCCCAACAGCGGACACCCTCGGAACGGTTCGACAGTATGATTATAAATATATGGAGGTATAAAACATGAGAAATATTAACGAGATTTTCGCAGAGTTGGCACAATACCAGCGTTTACAGGAGGAAGCCGCCGCCATGGTGGAAGCTCTCAAAGACGAAGTAAAACAGCACATGACCGCCGCCGGGCTGGACACGCTCACAGGCTCGGAACACAAAGCCACATATAAAACGGTTGTTAGTTCTCGCATAGATACCACCGCATTAAAAAAGGATATGCCGGACGTAGCAACCAAATACACAAAGACAACAGAAACAAAGCGTTTTACTTTTGCATAAATGGAGGTATAAAGAATTGATTATTTTATGTATTTTAATTTTTCCTTTTGTGGTTCTCGGATTTTTAATGGATATGAACAAATAAATATTTTACATCATGCCCCCCGGCTATATGTCCGGGGGTTTTCTTTGTGTCCAGCTTCCACAGGTGCGGCGGCTGGTGGCTGTGGTTCTGCTGTCCATCGCTCCGGGGCTGGTGTGCTTTGTGCTGGGTGTCTGCTGTCGCTGTTGGTTCTGCTGGTGTGGTTCTGTTGGTCGCTGTCCGGGGTCGTTCTGTGGCGGCTTTGTTTGGCTTTGTGGGCGGTTTTCTGTCGGGGTGCTGTTGGTGTATTGGGTCGATGTTTTCGGGCTGTCGTGGGCGGTTCTGCGAGCTGTGGAGAGACCCCCAGAGGGGGAGACCGCCGCCGCTCTCCGGGGCGAGGGAGTGGCTTAAAATTCCCGAAAAATTAAAAAGGGAAATACAAAAATGTATTGACATACAAAAATGTATTTGTTATAATAAGAACATCTTAAAGGAGGTAATCACATGACAGGCAAAGAAATTGTAAAAGAAATCATGTCACTTCGCAGATGGTCTCAAGCGAAGCTGGCAGAAGAAATCGGCAAGAGCCAAACCAACGTCACAGGCTACTTGAATCGTGGTAAAAACGAAATGCGTTTGGACGTGTTCGCTGAAATGGTCGAAGCCATGGGTTTTGAAGTCATTGTCAGAGATAAAATGGGTACGAACAAACAGTTTGTTGTGAAAATGAGCGACCTTAAAATGGATTTGGACGCTCTGCTTTCTGACGATGATAAGTAGTTAAAGTAGTTGAAAATCAGATTTTTCACTATTTTTTCCATAGAGACACGTTTATATGCCCCTTATAGAAAAATAGGGGAAATTTTGAAAAAGAGCTACTTTTACTACTCCAAGGAGGTGAAACCATGGACGAGAGAGAAATTATACGAACCATCATGCAAGATATGAACTTCAACCACAAACTTCTTGCGGAACAGTGCGGCTACTCGAGCCATACGTCTATATCCAACAAGCTCAATGCTCCTACAATGACGGTGGAGAGCCTGTATAAAATGCTTCAAGCTCTCGGCTGTGAGCTGGTGATACGCAAGGGCGATAAAGAATACGTTGTCTCCCACTCTCCCGAGGATATTCAGAAAAGGTGTGACTTTGATTTGGGATTCGATAAGATTCTGTCGGAGGTGTAGCCTATGATTTATGGATATGCTCGTGTGTCCACCAAAGGACAAGCGAAAGACGGAAACAGTCTCGAAGCCCAAGATAAGCTCCTCCGGGAAGCCGGAGCGACAGAGATTTATTACGATTCCTTTACAGGTACGAAGATAGACCGCCCGGAGTTCGATAAGCTCCTACTGATTCTGACTGCCGGAGACACTCTCGTTGTCACGAAGCTGGATAGGCTCGCTCGAAGTGTGGCTCAAGGGATTCAGATTATCGAAGACCTTATCTCCCGAGGGGTCACAGTCCACATTTTGAATCTCGGTATCATGGACAACACATCTACCGGGAAGCTGATACGAAATGTCATGCTGGCATTTGCTGAATTTGAACGTGATATGATTGTCGAACGCACACAGGAAGGTAAGGCAATCGCCCGAGCCAAAGGTGTTCGTGTAGACGGAAGACCCGAAAAGATTGTATCACCCAAGGAGCTTGAAAAATTCCGAAAATTACAAAAAGACGGCGAGCTGACTGTGGCAGAGTGTTGTAAAAAGCTCGGCATAAGTCGTAGTAAATGGTACAATCTTATTGCAATTCAATCTTAATTGTGTTATAATGTAATGCAAGGAGGGTTGTAATATGTTGAAAAACAATGTAGAACTCGATGTAAAAATCAAATGTCTCGAAGCCGGACTGACACAAGACCAGCTCGCCGCCAAAGTCGGCACGACAGGTCAGTATGTCAATCGAATTATCAAGAAAAAAGACGGTTTTCTCAACAAAACCCTCGTTTCTATGATGGAAGCTCTCGGGTACGATATTGAATTAACCTATGTTAAGAGGGAGGACACCAAATGAAAAAGCTGATTATGCCCCTACTCCTCTCCCTTCTGTTGTTAGTCGGCTGTTCTGCCGAGACCGAGCCGGAACACACTCTCGAATTTGTGACAAGCGGCATGGTTATCATGGAAGACGAAACGGAGCTGTTCGGGGTCTTTTGTAACTACTCAAATTTGAGTGACGAAACCGCTATCCCATGCGATGAAATCAATATTAAGGCATTTCAGCATGGAAAAGAGATTCCTGTAATGGTCTATCCACAGGACGTAGGCGAAGCTGTCCAGTGTGATACTTCGATTCAACCCGGTACGACAGCTTTAGTTGTATGGACGTTCCAGCTCGAAGACGATTCTACCGTTTCACTGGAATTTACTGACGGTCAAAAATTTGATATTGAACTTACGGAGGAACAGTAATGTGGATATTGGCGGTGCTAATCTTCCCTCTTGCTGTCCTGTTTGAAGTCGTTCGTATGAACGAGAAGTCTCACCATAGGGGTAAGAGACGTAGAAGAAAATGGTAATTGGGTGCGTTATCGCACAGAGTTAAGGCTCTGAACGGTAACGCACTTTTTCTATATTGGGAGGTATTATGAAACAGTTACTCGATAGAATACTGGATAGTATTCACACCTCGTACAATTTCCAAGCGTATGAGGATTTATATAATATCTGCCGAGAAACGATGAAAACCGACATTCCCCTCGGGGTGGAATATCTGAAAAAGCTCTCGGTGGAATGTGAGCGAGCGATTATGAATCCGAAGCTCGAGGACAAAGATGTGATGAAGGTCTTCCAGCTCCATAAGTCGGTACTACTTGCCGCCGCTCCTCACGATTTTGACAGCTACCTACTCTATGTCGAGTGGAACAGAGACCCCGAGAAGAAGTTCTACCCTCCTCGTAGGAAGGTACTGAAACAGGTGGTAGACGCTCTGCAAGAGCTGGCTGACGATAAGCTGGATTTGCTGGCTATCAGTATGCCGCCGGGTAGTGGTAAGACCACTCTCGCAATTTTCTACCTCACATGGCTCGGTGGCAGAATCCCTAATGAGCCGATGTTGACAGGTAGCCACTCTAACTCCTTTGTACGAGGAGTATATGACGAGTGTTTGAGAATCTTCGATAAGAACGGTGACTACCTGTGGCAAGATGTGTTCCCGGCGGTTAAAGTCTCCGGCACAAATGCAAAGGATTGTCGTATTGACCTTGATAAAAGACAGCGTTTTGAGACACTGGAATTTACCTCTATCGGTACTGGTAACGCTGGTCTGTATCGAGCGGCTACTCTCCTGTACTGTGACGATTTGGTGTCGGGTATTGAAGTAGCTCTGTCGAAGGAACGTCTCGACAAGCTGTGGGAAACATACACCACTGACTTGAGACAACGTAAAATCGGTGATAAGTGTAAGGAACTGCATATTGCTACTCGCTGGTCGGTTCACGATGTAATCGGTAGGCTCGAGCGTGAGTATATCGACAGTGACCGAGCGAAGTTTATCGTTATCCCGGCTCTCGATGAAAATGACGAATCCAATTTCGATTATGCTTACGGTGTCGGATTCACTACGAGGGTCTATCACGAGCAGAGGAACATCATGGACGAAGCAAGCTGGCGAGCTTTGTATATGAATGAGCCTATCGAGCGTGAAGGTCTTGTATACTCACAGGACGAATTGAGACGATATTTCGAGCTTCCTTCGGGCGAGCCGGACGCAATTATTGGTGTCTGTGATACCAAGGACAAAGGTAAGGACTACTGCTTCCTTCCTGTCGGATATGTATATGGTGAAGACCATTACATTGACGATTGTGTTTGTGATAACGGTCTCCCGAATATCGTAGACGCAAGGCTGATTGAGATTCTCGTAAGGGATAAGGTAAAGTCCTGTCGCTTTGAATCCAATTCTGCCGGAAGACGTGTGGCTGAAAAGGTTGCCGAGGGTGTTAAAGCCAAGGGCGGTATTACTCATATCACGACCAAGTTCACTACTGCCAATAAGGAGACGAAAATCATCGTCAACTCGGCATGGGTCAAGGAACACTGTCTGTTCAAGGACAGCTCTCTTTACACCCGAAAGAGTGACTACGGAAAAATGATGGATATGCTCTGTTCTTATACCGTTGCTGGTAAGAATAAAAACGATGATGTTCCCGATGGCATGGCTCAATATGCTGAATTTGCACAGAGTTTGACCGGGAACAGCGTGGAAATCTTCAAACGTCCATGGTAATTCCGTTTTTCCACATTTTCCACAAAGTTTTCCACAAATAATTCTAATAATCAGAATTAGAAACTTGACTTTTGAGAACTTTGTTGCTATAATAGTATAGGTATAAGTAGATTTATTTTATGGGCGCATGATTGCACGAGGTTCAGTCCTCGAATGTAATTCATGCACCCATTTTGTATTTTTGTGGAAAGGAGGGGCAATCGTGGCAAACGTAGTCGATGAAACAAAGGTCTTGAGCGAAACTCGCCTTATGAGTGGCAGACGTATCATCAAGACCAGCGAGCGAGAAATCACTCGAGACAATGTGCAAGACGTATTGGCGAAAGCCCTTGAAACTCATGCTCTAAATCGAAGCGAGATTGATTATCTTTACAGGTATTACAAAGGTGAACAGCCTATCAGATACCGAAAGAAAGAAGTTCGCCCGGAAATCTGTAACAAGATTATGGAGAACCGAGCAAACGAGATTGTCTCCTTCAAAGTTGGTTATCTCTGTGGTGAACCTATCCAGTATGTGAGCCGCAACGGTAACGAACAGGTAGTAAATGAAATCAACCAGCTCAACGAGTTCATGTTCGCAGAGGACAAAGCAACTCAAGACCAAGAGGTTGTTGAGTGGCAAATGATTTGTGGTACTGCTTTCCGCTTACTTCTGCCGGACGATGTGAATGAGGAGGACGAAGCTCCTTTTGAAATGTTCACTCTCGACCCAAGAGACACTTTCGTGGTCTATTCAAATGAAATCGGCAACAAGCCTATGATGGCAGTTAAGTATAGCAAGGACGATAACGAGATTACCCATTACTCCATTTATACGGAGAATCGTTATTACCTCATTGACGATGGTATCGTCATGGAGGAAAAACCTCATGCTCTCGACATGATTCCGATTTTTGAATATCCGGCAAACAACGCTCGTTTGGGTGCTTTCGAGATTGTGCTTCCTCTTTTGGACGCAATCAACAATGTGGGAAGTAACCGAATGGACGGTATGGAACAGTTGATACAGGCTTTTATCAAGTTCATTAACTGCGATATTTCCAAGGACGAATATTTAGAATTTTTGGAATTGGGAGCTATCAAGGTGAAATCCGTAGACGGTCAGACTGCCGATGTGGACGTGGTTACTACCGAGCTTAACCAAACACAGTCACAGACCTTGAAGGACGATTACTACGAAGCGGTACTTACCATTTGCGGTATGCCAAATCGTAACGGTGGTTCTTCAACCTCCGACACAGGAGCGGCGGTTCAGCTTCGTGATGGTTGGTCTGACGCAGAAGCTCGAGCAAAGGATAGTGAGAATATCTTCAAGCGTTCCGAAAAGAAAATGCTCAAGCTGGCACTTCGTATCTGTCGTGACCTCGGAGGTCTCAACCTTCGTTTGAAGGATATTGATATGAAGTTCACTCGTAGAAATTACGAGAACATTCAGAGTAAATCACAGGTACTTGACACTATGCTCAAGAATCCGAAGATTCACCCACAGCTCGCTTTCCAGCACTCGGGTATGTTCTCTGATAGTGAATCTGCGTACACCATGAGTATGAAATATTACGAGGAACAGCAGAAGAAAATCGAGGAAAGTATGAAGAAGAATGAACCGGGCGAAGGTGATAACAACGACCCGGACGATGATATTTAAGCGGTTCGCCGCTTCTATATAGGTCAGAGAAGACCCTAAAACGCAAAAAGGTAGAGAAACCTTAAATCGCAAACATCGTTACAGAAAACGTAAAAAGACAAGGAGGATTTTCGTATGGCAAAGGTAGATGTTACCAAAATCGAGGGTTATGAGAACATGACCCCGGAACAGAAAATTGCCGCTTTGGAGGGCTTTGATATGCCCGACCCGGATTATAGCGGCTATGTAAAGAAGGACGTGTTCGATAGAACCGCTTCCGAGTTGGCGAATACCAAGAAACAGCTCAAGGACAAAATGACGGACGATGAAGCCGCAAAGCAGAAGGAAAAAGAGGAACGTGAGGAGTTAGAGAAGAATTATCAAGCTCTGCTTCGCAAGAGTACCGTTTCCGAACACAAGGCTGAATTGCTCGGCATGGGTTATGACGAGAAGCTGGCACAGGAAACTGCCGAAGCTATGGCTGACGGTGATACCGCAAAGGTGTTCGCAAATCAGAAGAAGCACCTCGAAGCTGTTGAAAAGAAGGTTCGTGCGGAAGCCCTTAAAGATACACCTAAACCGACAGGTGACGGAGATTCCAAGACTATGACGCTTGAAAAGCTCCGCAAAATGACCCCACAGGAGCGTTACGCTTACTCTGTGGAACACCCCGATGAATACAAAGAATTATATGGAGGTAAAGAATAATGGCTCATAAGATTTATGATAATTTCTATCTCTCTAACGAGATTGAAGACCAGTTTAACTCCCATTTGGATTTACAGCAGTTCTGTACTGTTGATAACTCCCTTGTGGGTACTGCTGGCATGAAGCGTAAGATTAACGTCTATTCTGCTACTGATGGTACTGAAAAGCTCGCTATGGGCGAAGGTAACAGCAAGGCAATCGAAGTTACTTACGCTGAACAGGAATACGAGATTCTGTTAGCACAGAATCACTTCACTTACTACGATGAACAGGAAATGACTGACCCTATGCTTGTTCCTGTTGGTCTCCGTCACATGGGTACTGATATGTTCAACACTGTAAACGCTGACGTGTTCGCAGAGTTCAACAAGGCTACTCTTACTGTCAATGCAGACGCACTTAACTTCGGTGCATTTGCTGACGCTGTGGCGAAGCTCAACCTTGAGCGTATCGAGGGTGTAAGCATTTTCGCTTTCGTATGTGCTGATGATATGGCGGCTATTCGTAAGAATCTCGGTGAAGACCTCAAGTATGTTGAGAGCTTCGCTCGTTCCGGCTATGTTGGCACTGTCGCTGGTGTAAACATCTATACCAAGAAGGACGCTGTGGCTGGCACTGTAATTGTTGCTACCAAGGAAGCGGTTACTATCTTCAACAAGAAGGGTACAGAGGTTGAAACCGAACGTGACGCAGATGTTCGTAAGAATGATATTTACTCTCGTAAGTATTACCTTGCGGCTCTCACTGACGCTACAAAGGCGGTTAAGATTACTGTCTCTGCTGGTTAATGATTGGAGGTGGATAACATGACCGAACAAGAAAAGCTCACAGCTTTGAAAGCGATGGTCGGTGGCTCTGACACTGACGAGGTGTTATCCACTTATCTTCTAATCGCTGGTAAGAAAATCATCGCCCGAGCTTATCCGTACAAGGACGATGTTACCGAAGTTCCTTCCAAATACGACACTCTCCAACTCGAGATTGCCGCTTACTTGCTAAATAAGCGAGGTGCAGAAGGACAGACCTCTCACTCGGAAAACGGTATCTCTCGTTCCTACGAGAACGCAGATGTACCAGCTTCCATGCTGAAAGCGGTCACACCTCATTGTGGGGTGATACGATGAAGTGCATGGTGAGAAACAAGGTCAAATTCCATTACGCTTTCTATGAGAGCAAAGAGCCTGTGACAGACGAGTACGGAAATCTGACAGGCGAATACAATGTCAAACATGGTAATCCGATTGAATGTTTCGCCAATATCTCTGCCGCAAAGGGTGAAACCCAAACTCGACAGTTCGGTGAGAATGAATCCTACGACAAGGTTATTGTCATGGACGCAGACGCTCCGGCGATTGACGAGTACACAATACTGTGGGTAGACACTGTTCCTCAAGTCGATGAAGACGGTAAGTTGATTGTCAACGAATCCGGCGAAGTCGTAACCCCCCACGATTATGTCGTGAAGAAGGTTGCCAAGAGTATGAACGCTGTGTCTATCGCAATCAGTAAGGTGATGGTAAGTGGCTAAACACAAAATTTCATTTGGATTATCAGAGCAAGACATTGATAGAGCTATTAAAGAATTAGAACAGTACAAGCGAGACTTTTTGAAAAAAGTCGATAAGTTCCGAGACCGGGTGGCTCAAAGATTAGCCGAAGAAGCTCAACAGGGTTTCAACGGTGCGATTGTTGACGATACCTACCGCACTATTACAAATGGTGTGAAGTCCTCGGAGCAAAGCCGAGTAGCACAAGTCGATGTGTCGGTAGATAACCGAGGGGCGGTTACTGTCGTTGTTGCGAATGGCGAGGACGCTATTTGGGTTGAGTTTGGTGCTGGTGTCTATCATAATGGCTCTCCCGGTTCTTCTCCTCACCCTCATGGTGCGGAGTTGGGCTTTACAATCGGAAGTTTCGGTGAAAACGGTAAGAAAAAATCGTGGGGTTATAGAGACGAAAACGGTGTTATTCATGTGACACATGGTACTCCGGCTCGTATGCCAATGACCCGAGCTGTGACAACCGTTTGTAATGAAATCGCACAAATCGCAAAGGAGGTGTTCGGGTGATTGACATTGAAACTGAAATCTTCAATATCGTAGCCACAAAGGTTCGTGAGAAGTTTTCCACAATCTATATGACAGGTGAATATGTTAAATCTCCACCTTCTTTCCCTTGCGTTTCTCTCGTGGAAACAGACAATCAGCCTTATCTCAAAAGTCGTACAACCGACAGTAATGAGAATCACGTTGAAGTGCTATATGAGGTGAACGTCTACTCGAACCTCAAGACAGGTAAGAAAGCTCAATGCAAGAGTATTATCGCTCTTATAGACGAACAGCTTTTAGCACTCGGCTTTACACGAACCATGCTGACACCTGTTCCAAATGAGGAAGACGCAACAATCTACCGTATGGTAGGCAGATATAGAGCAATCGTATCTAAAAACAAAGTAATTTACAGGAGGTAAAGAATCATGGCTATTAGCACTTACAAAATCTTTTTGATGAAGAAGGCTGAATCCGCATGGGAAAAGCTCATTGACATTAAAGAGTTCCCGGATTTGGGTGGTTCTCCCGAAATGTTGGAGACTACTACTCTGTCTGACAAAATGCAGACTTATATTCCGGGTATTCAGAACATTGACGCTCTCGAGTTCACTTCTAACTACACCTTTGACGAGTACAAGTCTCTGAAAGCCCTTGAGGGTATTGAGAACGAGTACGCTGTGTGGTTCGGTGGTACTGAAAGCGGCGATACCGTTACTCCTACTGGTACTGACGGTAAGTTCAAGTTTAAGGGTCAGCTTTCCGTATTCCCTGTTGGTGGCGGTGTAAACGAGGTAGTTGACATGACTATCACTATTGCACCTTCTACTCCTATCAGCATGGACGAGGAAGCGTAAGCACAATTTTTAAGGAGGATAATTTATCATGGCTAAACAGTTGAAATTCACTTACGAGGACAAAGAGTATACACTTGAGTTCACTCGCAGAACAGTTACCGAAATGGAAAAGAAGGGCTTTGTAGCCGCAGAGGTTGAGACTAAACCTATGTCCACTCTGCCTACTCTTTTCGCTGGTGCGTTCCTTGCACATCACAGATTTGTGAAACAGGAGGTCATTGACGCTATCTACGCTAAAATGACTGGCAAGGAGGAGCTTATCGGTAAGCTGGCAGAAATGTATAACGAGCCGATTATGGCACTGGTTGAAGAACCCGAAGAATCCGAGGGAAACGTGAGCTGGACAGCGAGCTGGTAAGTGGTTCACTGTCCAATGATGAATCCGCTAACAAGGGGAGCGAGCGTGAGAATCGCTCTGCTTCCCCTTTTCCTTATACGGAGATTTTTTACGACAAGTTCCCCTATTACTTATCAATAGGTATGACGGAAGAACAGTATTGGGATAAAGATTGTACTCTGACGAAGTATTATCGCAAAGCGGAGGAAATCAGAAAGGAGCGAGTAAATCAAGAAGCATGGTTACAGGGTATGTACGTCTATGACGCAATTATCCGAATCGCTCCTGTCCTACACGCTTTCGCCAAAAAGGGAACTAAACCCCAACCTTATGTTGAGGAAGCATATCCTATCAACAAGAGAACTGTTGAGGAAGCTAAACTCAAGAAGGAAAAGGAAAAAGCACAAAAAGGTGTACGTTATATGCAAGCGTACATGGTCGCAAATAACAAACGATTTGAAGAAAGGAAGTGAGTATTATGCCAACTACAATCGAATCTCTCGAGTTAGAGGTACAGTCGAGTTCAACCTCGGCGGTTAATGGTATAGACGCTCTTTCCGCTTCTTTGTCAAAGCTAAAAATCGCAACGAAGGGCGGTGTTGGGTTACGAAGCGTGGCTAATCAGCTACGAGACCTCAATACCGCCCTTAAAGGTGTGGACGCTTCTTCTGTTGACAAGGTGGATAAGCTGGCAACGAGTTTGTCCAAACTACAAGGTTTGGGTAATCTTAAGCTCTCAAGCTCCATCGGTAATCAGTTGAAGAACATCGGTAGTGCCGCTACTTCGCTGAATGGTGTGGACTTCTCGGGTATCACGAAAATGTCCAACGCTCTATCTTCGTTGGGTAGTATTGGTAATGCTTCCGGGCTGAAATCCGCTATCACACAGTTGGGTAAGATTCCGGCATTGGCACAGACCTTGAATGGTGTTGACTGGACTACATTCACACGAAACATTCAAGCTATGTCCAACGCTCTCACCCCTCTCGTGAATCAGCTTAACTCGGTATCTACTGCGTTCAACAGACTTCCTTCAAATATCCGAAACATGGTGTCTGCTACGAACAATCTGACACGAGCGAATAACAGTGCCGCCAACAGCTACATGAACTTTTGGGCGAAAGCTCGAATGGCTTATAACGCTGTCCGGGTCGGTGCGAGAATGATTGCTTCGTGGATTACTGAATCGAACAGCTACATTGAAAACTTAAACCTTTTCAATGTGTCCATGGGTAAATATGCCGAGGAAGCTCAAGCGTATGCAAATCAAGTCGCTGAAATTATGGGTATTGACCCCGGCGAGTGGATGCGTAATCAAGGTGTATTTATGACAATCACCGAAGGTTTCGGTGTGGCGAGCGACAGAGCATATATCATGTCGAAGAACCTCACCCAGCTCGGTTACGACCTCTCCTCGTTCTTTAATATCAGCTATGAAGACGCTATGCAGAAGTTGACCTCGGGTATCTCGGGTGAACTTGAACCCCTTCGTAGATTGGGTTACGACCTGTCGGAAGCTCGATTGAAAGCGGAAGCACTTTCGCTCGGTATCACAAAGAGTTTCAACAGCATGACACAGGCTGAAAAAGCACAGATTCGTTACTATGCCATTATGACACAGGTAACGTCAACTCAAGGTGACATGGCTCGTACTCTTAATGCACCAGCTAACCAGCTTCGTATTTTGAAAGCACAGGTAACACAGTGTGCAAGAGCTTTGGGTAATATCTTTATCCCGGTTCTCAATGCTGTTCTACCTTATGCTATTGCACTCGCAAAAGTGATTAGAATTTTAGCAAATTCTATCGCAAGTCTTTTCGGTTTCAAATTGCCGGAAGTTGACTACTCCTCTCTGACGGAGGGAGCTGGTATCGCCGGAGACATTGAAGACGGTTTGGGCGGTGCTACGGAAGCGGCAAAAGATTTGAAAAATGCCATGCTCGGTATCGACGAGTTGAACATCATTTCCCCGACAGACGCTTCGGGAGCTGGTGGCGGCTCGGGTATTGCCGGAGGTGGCGATTTGGGATTTGAACTTCCCGAATATGATTTCCTCGGTGACGCTATCGACAGTCGTGTAAACGACCTCGTAGAGAAATTCAAGGAATGGCTCGGTATCACAGGAGAAATCAACTCGTGGTCTGATTTGTTCAAGACACGATTGGGCGAAATTGTAATTTTGGTAGCCGCTATCGGTGCTGGTATCGCCGCATGGAAGGTTATGGGATTACTGAAATCGCTCGGCATTATTACAGGTGGATTAAAGACAATGCTCGGTGTCTCGCTCGCTGTCGGTAGCTCGGTAGCCTTTATAGGTGAGAGTATCAATGCGTGGGTCAACGGACTGGATATAGATAATTTCTTCGGCATGATTGCAAGTGGCGGTGGAGTTATCGGTGGTCTTGCCCTTGCGTTCGGTTCACTGGCGGCTGGTATTGGTGCGGCGGTCACTGGTCTTGTAGGCTTTGTAGTCGGTATCAAGGACGCTATTACAAACGGTCTGAATCTACTGAACGGTGTACTGATTCCGTTAAGTGCTACGGTGAGTGGTGCTGGTATCGGTGCAATTATCGGCTCTTTAGGAGGTCCAATAAGAGCGGCTGGCGGTGCGTTAATCGGATTGGTAGTCGGTCTGTTGATAGATTTGGGTATCGCTATTGCTCAAAATTGGGATTCCATCGCACAGTGGGCGAAGGAAACTGGAAAGAAAATCAAAAAATGGTTTGACGATAGAGTTGAGGACGTGAAAGCGTTCCCCGGCGAAGTCGTAAAGGCTTTCAAATCCTTCCCTAAAAAGCTGGAACAGGGTCTCAAGGTCGTGAGCGATTGGCTTGACACTCTACCCGGTAAAATCAGTCAGTGGTTCTCCGATTTAGCTTCGGACATTGACGAATGGTTCGATGAACTATGGCAACCGATTAAAGATTACGATTGGAACGGTCTCGGTTACAACATGGGTCAGTGGTTCGGAAATGCTGTTAAGTCAGCTATCAATTTCGTAACCGTTACTATCCCTTCCAAGATTTCCGAGCTGACCGAAAGTATCAAGAAAGCACTGAAAAACTTCTTCACAGTTTCGCTACCATATTTCTTCAACGAGTGGCTACCCGATGTGGTACAAAGCGTAGCTGATTTCTTCCTCGAATTGCCCGACAAACTCGGTGCGGTAATCACTTCTATTTGGGAGGGATTGAAGGAAGTCGGCTCGAGCATTTGGGAAGGTGTACTCGAAGGATTAGGAGCAATTTGGGAAGGTATTACCGAATGGGTTGACGGTTTGGTAGAGGGCTTCTGTGACGCTCTCGGTATCAACAGTCCTTCTACGGTATTCAGAGACCAAATCGGTATCTTTTTGGCAGAGGGTATTCTCGAGGGTCTGTTAGAACCGTTTAAGAAAATCGGTGAATGGATTAAGAAGAATATCATCGACCCTATCGTGGAAGTTATCACACGCAACCCGATTGAGAACCTCAAAATCGGTGTTGAATTGTTTAAGTCGGGCTGGAAGACAGTTAAGGAATGGATTGGCAATCTGCCTATCATTTCACAGGCTATCTCCCTCTTAAAATCCGGCTGGACAACCGTAAAGAACTGGATTGGTAACATTCCTACACTCTCACAGGCAATCAGCTTGTTAAAGAGCGGTTGGACAACAGTAAAGAACTGGATTGGAAATATCCCTACTCTATCCCAAGGAATTTCACTCCTCAAGAGTGGTTGGACTACGGTTAAGAATTGGATAGGAACAATCCCGGTACTCTCTCAAGGTATCAGCTTACTGAAATCCGGCTGGACTACGGTTAAGAATTGGGTCGGTACTATCCCGGTATTGTCACAGGGTATCTCTCTGTTGAAGTCGGGTTGGACGAGCGTAAAGAACTGGATTGGTACATTACCTGTTATCAATCAAGGTATCTCCCTCTTTAAGAGCGGTTGGTCTTCACTGTCAAGCTGGATAGGAACAGCGTCTTCCGTTGGTATTTCCCTTTGGAGGAACGGTTGGAGTTCTATCTCAAGCTGGATTGGTACTTCGGTATCGGTAGGTATCTCCCTCTTTAAGAGCGGCTGGTCTTCTATCAAGTCTTTCTTCGGACTGGCAGATGGCGGTATCGTTGGTGCTAACGGTGGTGTGAAGATGTTCGCTTCCGGCGGCACAATCAATTCCATGGGTCGTAGCTGGTGGGATTCTATCCCTAAATACGCTGGCGGTACGACAAAAGCCCATGGCTCGATGTTCGTAGCCGGAGAAGACGGAGCGGAGCTTGTAGGTCATGTAAATGGCACTACGGAGGTTCTTAACCGATTCCAGTTGGCTCAAGTAATGCACAGCTCTATCGTAGCTGGTATGGCACAGTTCACAGGATATTGGAGAAGCATGGTCGGTCAAATGACTACTTGTGCGAACGGTATCATTCGAGCTGTCATGGTCGGTTCTAACTATGTTGTAACAAACGTGGGTACGGTTGACACCTACGACCCGGCAAACGCTTTGGCAAGAACGGTCTTCGAGGATTCTCAAAGAGCGTATAAACATTATTCCTCTGACGATTCCATGTATAACTCTATGCGAGATTTTTACAGAGAGTACGTTGAGCCTACTCTCAAGGAAATTGCGTCTGACGCAAAGAGACAGGCAGATAAAGAGGAACAGACAATAGTACAGATTGGCAATCGTACAGTTAATGACGCTGTGGTAACACAGCAGAAAGCCAACGGTTACGTTTTCGCTAAATAAAGGAGGTGGTAACTATGGCATATTTAGCGATAAATGGTTATGAGTTACCACCTTGCAAGCGAGGTGTGAACGTAATCGTAACCACAGTTGTAAATTCCGGGCGAGACGCTAACGGTGCTGTCGTAGGACAGCGAGTAGGTCGAGACCAGTACAAGATAGATGGTCTTGAGTGGTCGTGGCTCACAGCGGCACAGTGGGAAAACATCTTGAGGATTTTGAGTAATTTCTTCGTGTATGTTACCTTCAATGACCCTGTGACTAACTCACGAAAGACAATCAGAATGTATTGCGGAGACCGAACAGGCGAGCCTTATTGGGTGGACGAGAACGGAACTCCTACCCATTACAGGAATTGCAAGGTGAATCTCATTGACACAGGGGAGGGTTAATCATGCAGAAAGTATCTAAAGCGTACAAAGCAAGTATGAAATCCTCCCTCCGAGAGAGAGCTTTTATAATGCTCTCTTTCGGACTTGTCAACCAAGAAGCACAGGCGAAAGCCAAAATCACAGACGGTGATTATTCCTATTACTCCAACAAAGACAATCTTTTCGGAGAGCATACGGACGATACCGTTTATGCGACACTCGAGGAAAATTTTACGAGGGTTGACGGTTCAATGTTCTTCTTACCGAGAAGCTCCTCTGCTGACAAATTCTACGACACTGGATTGGTCGGTAAAGAGCTGGTATCAGAAGCACAGTGCGAGCTTACAATCAATCTCAACACAGACGCTACCGATTTCCGAGGTCTGACAATTAACTTCGGAGAGAATTACCCGGTTGACTTCGATGTTATGGGTAGTACAGGTCAGACAGTCGAGTTCCGAGACAATGATAAAGCCGAATGGTCTACCGAGGAAGTTTTCGAGGACACAACCTACTTGAAGCTGGTGTTCTATCGCATGAAGAACCCACAGAGCAGACTTCGTATCTACTCTATCCGCTTCGGTTATGGTCTTGTGTACTACAACGATTCTGTCATGGGTTCTACCCTCGATAGTTATATCTCTCCGATTGGAGCAGATGTGCCGCAGATTGACTTCTCGGTTACGCTGAAAAATTACGACCATTACTTTAATGTCGATAACCCGAAATCAGCGATTAACTACCTCGAGACAGGACAGGAAATGGATATTATGTATGGTTATCAGCTTCCCGGCTCTGATGAAATCGAATGGATTCAAGGTAATCACCTTCTCTGTTCCGAGTGGGAAAGTGACGATAACACAGCTACTATCCGTTGCCAAGACATTTTCCGTACCATGGGTTCTGAATACGTTAAGGGTTTGTATGCCGCTTCCGGCAAGAGCTATTACAAATTGGCTCAAGAGATATTGGCTGACGCTGGTATCACGAATTACTATCTTGACCCTCGATTGAAGAACCTTTACACAAAAAATCCTATGCCGAGGGTGCAACACAAGGAAGCATTACAGATTATCGCCAATGCCTGTCGATGTACGCTGTCACAGTCTCGATTTGGTGATATTCAGATTAAATCCAGTTTCGTACCCGAAGCGACAGCAACCTCCGAAGGTGCTACCTCATTCTCCAATGTCGGTAACATTCTAAATGAGACCGAGAAGGACGAATACGGTACTCTCGCTACGAATTACACTCCTGTCAACGGTGGAATGTACTTCCTTCCGGCAGATGGAAAGAGCGACCTCAATACAGGTTTTATCTCTGAATCTGTTTCGGATAAGAATGGATTCTTCGTGGACAATCCGATTGTAAAAATCTCGTTGGAAGCAATCAGAGCTTATTACAGTATGAAGTTCATTTTCGGTAATGCTCTCCCGGCGGCTTTCAAAATTCGTACCTACAATACCGGGGAGCTGGTTACAGAGTACGAAGTTGGTAGCGATGAAATCAGCAAGACCACAGTTATTATTAACGATTTTGACGATTTCGATTCAATGGAAATTGAGTTCGTACAGACCGCAGAGCCGGAAAGCCGAATTGTGCTGAATCATTTCAGCTTGAGCGAGGTTACGGATTTCACCATGACCCGAAAAGATATGACCTCCTCCCCGAAAGCTATCAAACAGGAACTTGTCAAGGAAGTTATCGTTCCTTGTTACAGTTACCAGCAAGGTAAGCAAGAGGAGAACCTCGTGTACGAGGACGTTGAGGTTGTAGCCGGACAGGTGGAAACCTACTATATCCAAGACCCTTCCTACGGTTACAGAGCTACTCTGAATGAGCAGACTGGACTTGCAGAGGTGATTGATTGGGGTAATTACTACGTTACTCTGAAATTCAATACCACAGGCTCTTATAAGCTCGAGGTGTTGGGCTATCGCTACAAAATCGTAGAGAGATACGCTATCAAGACCCTACACAATAGGGGTAAGACGATTAAATGGGAAAACCCTCTCATTTCCGACATGACAATGGCGAATGACCTTGTGGAGTGGCTGGCTGATTACTATATGGGTGCAATCGAGTATGAATACACTACCCGAGGAAATCCCGAAATTGACGCTACGGATATTGTCTACCAAGAAAATGAGTTCCACTCCGATATGAAGGTGACTATCTACCGACATACGGTGAACTTCAAACAAGCATTTTCGGGTAAGGTAACTGCCCGAAGGATAGGAGGTTAAATCATGTGGACTACACCTAAAACAAATTGGCATGGTGAAGTGATTGACGGTGTTTACATCGGAGACCGATTCAACGCTGTCGATTTCAACCGCATTAAAAACAACCTCCAATATCTCGCTGAATTGGCTGTGAAAATGTATGACGAGTTTTCAATCCATTCTCTCGGTTCTGACAGAACCCCGAAGGATTACTTCTATGCTGATGAAATCAATAAGCTGGAACAAAACCTCAACACCATTAACAGCAAGAGCCTTAAAAGGTCGTATGGGAATACCCCCATTTATAGCGATAACGGTAACACAATGGATTTTGTAGAACTGAATCGTTTGGAGGGGGCAATCCTCGACCTTTACGACAGGCTCACAAATCAAGCCGAGGGAAGGAGGACGTTGACATGGAATTTCGGAATGAAAGGAGGATTATAAGCGATGGCATGGAGTTTGTTACCAACTAATTACACTGACGCTTCGTGGGCTGGTCTCAAGAGATATGCGATGGTGAATAACGATGATGGTACTATCTCGTTACAGGACGTGACGGTTTACACCAACAGAGAAAATTCCTTCTTCGGTGCAAAAGACGCTAACCGAATGAATGAAGCTCTGAATATCCTTATGTCCATGGTAGAAAACGGAACGAACTTGTACGAGGAGTTCCAAACCTACTTCGACACGCAGAAGACAGAGTTCAGAAGCGAAGCGAACGATGTAATTGAAAACGTAAGAACCCTCACCAACGTGGAGTACGATTCTTACAAAACGTATGTAGCTGATTTGAAGACCGAAGGTGACGAGACTATGGAAAGTATCGAAACCGGGTATGAGCAGAGAATGGCTACTTACGAAAGTGAACAAAAAGCGGCATTTGACGCATGGTTCGCTGAAATCAAAGACCAGTTAAGCTCTGATGTTGCCGGGAGCTTGCAGAATCAGCTTGACGAAGCAAACGCTACGATTGCTCGTTTGGAATACATGATTATTCACAACGAGTTCTACGCACCTCTCGCAGTTGATGATACCGGGGCTGTTCTTGCAGACGATTTAGGTTTCACCATTGTAGCTGACTGGAAACACATTGAATCTTAAAGGAGGAAAACAAAATGGCTGATAATCAGAAAAAGGTTACGGATTTGACCGGGATTACCACTCCGGCAGACGCTAACCTCATTCCCATTCACGATGGCACAGGTTTGAAGAATATCACCTTTGCCAATTTCAGAAACAAGGTTAATGAGCCTATGGACGCAAAGGTAGCACCTCTGCTTTTCAACAATGCGGCGGCTCATAACGCAATTTACAGAGGTGAGAACCTCGGTACTGCGGTTACTTCCGCACAGTATGCCGCAATCAAAGCTGGTACGTTTGAAGACCTGTATATCGGTGACTATTGGGTAATCAATGGTGTGAACTGGCGAATCGCCGCTTTCGATTACTATTTGAATTGCGGTGACACATCTTGTACTACCCACCATGCGGTTATCGTTCCCGATACCTGTCTTTATAACCATGTTATGAACGACAGCAACATAACTACCGGCGGCTATACTGGCTCAAAAATGTATACCGAGGGTCTCGAACAGGCAAAGACCACTATCAAAGCGGCTTTCAGTGGACACGTTCTTTCTCACAGAGTTTATCTTGTGAACGCTGTTACGGACGGACACCCTTCTGCTGGTGCATGGTTTGACAGTGAAGTTGAGCTGATGAATGAACAGATGGTTTACGGTGGTGCTATCTTTATGCCTATCGCTAACGGTAGTGCTGTTTACTCCAATTATCGAGTTGAGAAGTCGCAGTTGCCTTTGTTCGCACACGAACCGAGCAGAATTTGTAACAGAGCGACATGGTGGTTGAGAGACGTAGTTTCCGCTTCCCTTTTCGCCGTTGTCAACGGCATCGGTCTTGCGAACTCCAACTACGCTTCTTACTCTTATGGTGTTCGCCCGGCTTTCTGTATATCTTAAATCTGCGACCCCTTGTGGGTCGCATTGACGGAGGTTTATTAAGTAAATGTCAGTATTAAAAAGCAAACGAAAACAATCACAATTTGAAGTATTCCATCACTTCAACAAAGTTCGACAGGAGGTAACAAATCTGTTACTCCGCAACTTCGGGTACGACTTCGAGCGAGCTGAAAAGCGTATCTCTCACAAATTTGGTGACAGAGAATATGAAGAACTTACACCCGAGGAGAAAGACCGATACGACAAGCTCAAGGCGAAATACGAAGCGTTCGACACATGGTTTATTGCCGATGAACGACAAGTCGTAATGGACTGTCTTCGTAACATTACGGAGTATGTCTATACCGCCAACAGCATTTACCCTACCGTTTGGGAGGAACTGGTTGAGCGTAGGCTCTTACAGGACAAGGCTATCGGTCAGTGTTATAGGCTCACACAGGAGTTGCAATACGCTATCGAAACTCTCCCTGTCGATGTGAACAAGTATACTCGTTTTGCTGACATGATACAGACAGAGATAAACCTTCTCAAAGGTTGGAGAAAATCTGACAACAAATTTAAGAGGGCAATCTCTGATTCCGCTTCCAATTTCGCCAATGTCAACAACAACGGTAATGCGAACTACAACAACGCTTCTAACTCTAATGGTGTTCGCCCGGATTTCGATTCTGCGATTGAGTAGCCTATCGAGCGTTTCGCAGACAGAGAAAGGAGAGGTTGTCCTTCCATTATGGTAAATGCTAAACACGACACAGGCTATTACGATAGCTCCTGTTATCAGCGTGAGATATTTGATGGTAATGCACTTTATGACGCTTATAAACGAGCCAAACAAGGTAGTGATTGGAAACCTCAAGTCCAAAAATTTGAAATGACGTATTTATTAGAACTTGCGGCTATGCAGAAACAACTTGAAAACATGGAGTATAAGTTTCGCCCCTCTACCGAGTTCGTGCTAAATGAGCGTGGTAAGACAAGAGTTATAAGGGGTGAGCAAATCGAGGATAGGATTGTGAAACACGCTCTCTGTGACGAGGTACTTAATCCAGCGGTAAGGAATTTCCTTATCTATGACAACGGAGCGAGCCTTGTCGGAAAAGGGATAGCGTTCACCCGAAACCGATTGCTCACTCACCTACGAAGGTACTATGCGAAGCATGGTTCTAACGATGGTTATATTCTTCTGATTGACTTCTCCAAATACTACGACAATATCAGACATGATGTGTTGTTGGAACTGTTTGAGAAATATGTCGATGATGAACACGCTCTATGGCTCTTGAGGAAAACCATAGAACGCTCAAGGGTAGATGTGTCCTATATGGCAGACGATGAATACGAGGAGTGTTTGAACACCCTGTTTAATTCGCTCGTCTACCAACACATTGATAAATCTCTCCTCACCGGGGAGAAATTCATGGCGAAGCACCTCAACATTGGAGACCAAGTGGCACAGGTCGCTGGTATCGCCTATCCGATACGAATTGATAACTATATCAAAATCGTAAAGGGTGTGGAGTTCTACGGTAGGTATATGGACGATAGCTACGTCATTCACGAGAGCAAGGAATACCTACAAGACTTGCTCAAGGACATTATCTCGATAGCGGCTGAACTCGGTATAACGGTTAATACCCACAAGACGAGGATATGTAAGCTCTCGAGCTACTGGCGATTCTTACAGGTACAGTATTCGCTTACTGATACCGGGAGGGTTATTCAGAAGATTAACCCCAAACGTCTCACAGCTATGAGACGCAAAATGAAGAAACTTGCTCCTAAATTGACAGAGAAGGAATTTACCGATTTCTTCCGCTCATGGTTCAAGAACCACTACAAAATTATGAGCAAGATTCAGAGAAGTAACATTGAAACCCTATTCAATCAATTAAAGGAGGAAACATTATGCAGTACACAATTAGACTTGCAGATGGTACAGAGCTGAAAGGTCTCTCCAAGAATGGAGATAATTTCGTAAGCTCTACCAAAATTGACGAGAGTATCTTTGAGGGTAATCTCTCCGAAATGGTAGTCTCCGATGGCGAAACCGAGGTCACTTACAACAATGTTGAGCTGATTCAACAGGTTGAATATGCTGACGGTTGGTATCTTGCTTTCAGAGAGCTTTCCGCACAGGAACTTCGAGACATGGAAGTTGACGCAAAAATCGACTACATCGCTATGATGGCAGACGTGGATATGGAGGTATAAGAATATGGCACACAGTAAGAAATACGCTACGGTAAAGAAATATTACGACATGGGTATGTGGAGTAAAGGCATGGTGGCTAACGCTGTTGTGAAGGGTTGGATTACCGCCGCCGAGTATGAAGAAATCACCGGGGAGGTGTACGAGGGTTAATACCCTCTACCCCTCTCGGTGCGGAAAGTAGGTGACAGTTTATGGACGATAGAGATTATGTAGGCAGACAAGAACACGAGGAGTTCGTGAAGCGTATGGAACAGGAGCATAAAGGCATGAACGCTCGTATCAAAGATTTGGAAGCTGGTGTGAAGGAAATCGTAGACTTGACTATCGCTATCAATAACATGGCTAACAGTATGGACGCTATGGTTAAGGAGCAGAAAAAGCAAGGCGAACACATCGAAGCTCTCGAATCACGAGACGGTGAGCGTTGGAGAACGGTTTCCGGCTACGTTATCACAGCTATTGTGGGTATTGTTATTGGCTTCATTTTCAAACAGTTTGGAATGTAAGGAGGATTCAGCATGAGCAATTTCATTGAACAGATTGCAAAATATGTCGTGAAATATGCTCACTCCTACGGTATCGCTGTCCACTCTCCAATTATCGCTCAAGCGATTTTGGAGAGTGCGAGCGGCACTTCCGAGCTGGCTGTGAACGCTCACAACTACTTTGGTCTGAAATATCGAAAAGGTAGGTGTAAAACCTGTGTCGGTATCTATACCAAAGTCGGGAGCGAACAGAACGCAGACGGAAGTTATACGAGTTCCTCTATGGAGTGGTGCAAGTTTACCGACATGGAAAACGGTGTTATCGGATATTTTGATTTTATCAATATTCCGAATTACTCCAACCTCAAAGGGGTAACAGACCCCGAGACGTATCTCCGTAACATCAAAGCAGATGGGTACGCAACGTCTCTGAATTACGTTGATAACCTTATGAAGGTTATTGAGAAGTATAATTTAACTCAATTCGACAACGAAAAGAAGGAGGTAGACGAAATGAGTAACAGTTCTTTGGTGACATATACGAGAATCACCAACAACAAAACCAGTCCTCGTAACCATGCGATTGACACAATCACGATTCACTGTATCGTAGGTCAGTGGACAGCGAAACAGGGTTGTGATTATTTCGCTACAACCGACAGAGAGTGTTCCGCAAACTACGTTGTAGGTAAGGACGGTTCTATCGGATTGTCTGTTGACGAAAAAGACCGTAGCTGGTGTTCTTCCAACAGAGATAACGATAACCGAGCTATCACTATCGAGGTGGCAAGCGACACCAAACACCCTTATGCTGTTACGGACGAAGCATACGAAGCTCTTATCAAGTTGGTGGCTGATATTTGTAAGCGTAATGGTATCAAGAAGCTGGTATGGTCTACGAATAAGGCTGACAGAATGAATCACAGAAACGGTTGTAACATGACCGTTCACAGAGACTTCGCCGCTAAAGCGTGTCCGGGTGATTATCTGTATGAGCGTCATGGGGATATTGCCAATAAGGTAAATGCTATCCTCAACGGTGGCTCTGCTACCGAGGGCAAGCCTGTGACCCCTACGAAGAAGACGATGTATCGTGTTCGTAAAACATGGGCTGACGCAAAATCCCAGCTCGGAGCGTACACCGTTCTCGCCAATGCGAAGAAACAGGTAGACAAGAATCCGGGCTACTCTGTATTCGATGAAGACGGTAAGGTGGTTTACTCCGGCAAGACCGAAAAGGTCGAGGAGACATTCAAGCCTTATTGGGTTAAGGTAACTACCGCAGTCCTCAATATCCGTAAGGGTGCTGGTACGAACTACGGTACTAACGGTGCTATCCGAGACATGGGTGTTTACACTATCGTAGCGGAAGCGACAGGACAGGGAGCGAAGAAGTGGGGTAAATTGAAATCCGGGGCTGGCTGGATTTCTCTTGACTACACCAAGAAGGTCTAATGGCTCGTAGGAAACGAAAAGCCAAAATGGAGTTTTCAAAGAAAATCCTCGTGTTTGCGGCTATCGTGAATATCGTGGTTATCGTATTCACATTGATAATGATTTGGAGAACGTGTGACCTCACACCTCTCGCATATCTTATTCCAGCAGTTGCCGCCGAGACCGCCACAGGAACAGGTTTCTACTATGCGAAAGCCAAGGTGGAAAACCGTATTAAACTGATGAAAGCTCACAATCTTGAAGTAAACGAAAATTCTTTGAATGATGGAGGATATTACAATGGTTGATTTGACACAGATTATCGTAGCAGTTTTTACACTGGTGATTTCTCTGATTACCGCTTTTCTGATTCCTTATCTGAAAAGTAAGGTGAGCGGCGAACAGCTCGAGACTATCAAGTTTTGGGTAAATATCGCTGTCGAAGCGGCAGAAATGATTTATGTCGGCACAGGCAGAGGTGAGGAGAAGAAAAAGTATGTTATGGCTTTCCTCAATCGAAAAGGTTTTACGCTGAATATGGAAGAAATCGAGAACCTTATCGAAGCCGCTGTGTTGGAGTTGAAATTGGCTCAAACGCACAAAGAGGAAGCCTAACCGAAGTTAGACCTCCTCTACTATTAAAACAAATCCGAAAACGTGTTTCACGAAAAATATTGGGTTCGGATTTGCACTATTTGGTGGAGTTATGCCCTCAATATCCGAACCCGAGATAGTGAGGGTATTATTCCCCGAAATGTTGAATGTCAGCACAATCTTACGACCTTTATCGCCCTCGTCATAGACGAAGACGGAGTTCACCAGTGTGTCGATGATTGTACGCTGATATTCCACATCGTTAATATCGCCGCTCTTGAAAGAAGTGAGCCAATAAGCTATTCGCTCCTTCGACAAGAGCGGCTTTTTGTTTTCTTCACGAGCTATCTGACCCTCGAGGTCTCTACGCTCGTCTTCCAATTCCTCAAGTCGTGCTTTCGTGGTCGAGGTGATGATACCTTGCTCGATTGCCGACATGAGGTTTTTTATTTTCTTATTGGTTTCTCTCAACGCTTCCTTCAACCCTATGAGGAGCGATGTATCTTCCATTTCCTTTTCGATAAGCTCCCAAGCCTTTGTCGAAATCATTTCGATATTTTCATCGGTGAGAACGTGATTCACAGTATAGCGAACAACCAGCTCCTCAATCCAATTCTTCTTTTCATTCTTCTTATTACATTGGTGCTTTCGCTTTCGGTCAATGCACTTGTAATACAGGTGGAGCTTCCCGGTGTGAGAAGTACCGCTCTCACCAACCATGGGAGACCCACAGTGACCGCAGAACAGCTTCGTGGTGAGGAGATAATCTTCCTTTGCTTTGTTCCTTGCTCTCGCTGAAAAGTTATGTTTAAGCCTTGCCTGTACCTTCTCAAACAGGGTCTTGTCAATGATAGGTGGAACACTGTTTTCCAACACAATGTCAGCATATCGGTATACACCGATGTATCTATCGTTCCTCAATATCCTGTCGAGACTGTTCTTATTAAAAGCATTTCCTCGGGAAGTCTTAAAGCCCTGTTCGTTAAGCCACTTCACGATTTGAGTAGCCGAATGTCCATCGGCATACATTTCAAAGATTGTCTGTACCGCTTTCGCTCCAACAGGCTCTATCTGATATTTTCTGTCTTCTCCTATTACATATCCAAGCGGCGGTGTACCCATGGCGATTCCATGGAGAGCGTTTTCCGTCATACCTCTTTTAATACTTCGGGCGAGGTTCTCGGAGTAATATTCTGCGTAACCCTCAAGGACTGATTCAAGAATAATACCCTCCGGGGTGTCCGGCATTGGTTGTTTCGCATAATAAACTTTAACCCCATTCTTCTTTAGCTTTGCTTTATAGACCGCAGAATCGTACCTATTTCGGGCGAAACGGTCAAGGGTATACATGATTACCGCTTCAAATTTATGCTTCTCACTGTCTTTTATAAGACGTTGGAAGCTGGGTCTATTGTCGGTCTTACCCGATATAGCCCTGTCAATATATTCGTCTACGATGATAAATCCGTTCTTCATGGCAAACTCGGTACACTCTCGAATCTGCCCCTCTATGGATTCCTCTCGCTGATTGTGGCTCGAGTATCGAGCATAGATTACCGCTTTGATAATCTCACCTCCAATAGCTTTTTCCTTCTTAATAACTCTATCGGGATAATGTTAGATTGCCGCAGAATCTTCTTTATCCCCCTCTAACTCCTCTCGGTTTTCATAATCATAGACCATAGCCATGAACTCATGCTTTGCTCTACGAGATAAGGAGCGATACACACGAAGAATGTCTGCTTCGTCTTCGTCTGCTGGTGCTACTGGTTCGAGGTCTTCTTCGTCAGCGAAGAAATCCATTACGGAACAATGTAGTGTTTGAGCGAGAATAACCATTACTTCTTCCTTTGGCAAAGACCCCTCATTCCAACGAGAGACCTTCGAGGTGGACAACCCAAGGCTCTTAACGACTGCGGTAAGGGTAGTTCCCTGTGACTTACATATACGGTTAATATTCTGTGCGAATGTCATTACAATTCCTCCTTTGAAAAATAAATTCCACTTTTGAGAATTTTCCTATTGACAAACCTCATAATAAGAATTATAATAACATCAAGAGTTCCGAAAATGAGGTTTTGGCAATAGAAGACCGACCTCTCAAAATTGGCAGTTTTGAGAAGTTGAAATGTTGTTGCATAGTCTTATAAGAATAATAACAATAATTCTTCATTTTGTCAATGGGAACTCCGAATTTCAGAATTAAAATTTGCGAAAGGAGGAACTTGACGTGAGCGATGTTAAGTCGAGAATGGCAAAAGCTGGCATGACACAGGTAGACATGATTTTGGAATTGCAGAAGCGAGGTTATGCAGTCCAGCCCCCTATGATGTCCAGTATTCTACGAGGGGTTTATACCTACCCCAAGGCGAAGGTGATTCTCGCAGAGTGTGAAGCGATTTTAGACGAGCGAGAAGGAAACCATGAATCTCTCTAACGAGCAGATAACAGACCTCGCAAGACCGTTGGTGGGTATCATAACGAAGTTTTATGAAGACCCGAAGAATGAGGAGGATTTTCAGAAATGGCTAAAGGAAAGAGAATCAACAGATACAAAGTGGCAAAAATCCAAGCCTACATTGTGCTAATTCTGTTGGTAGTAATCGGATTCGTTGTTGGTAGGGTAACGAAACCAGTTGAGGTTGAAAAGGTGACAGTCACCGAAACAATCGAAGTACCTACCTACGAAGCTGACAAGCTCCCGGAACTGTCAGAGATTTATATTTATGACGTTCCACTCTCCGAGAATTTGCAGAGATACATCTATGAGGTGTGTGCTGACGAGGAAGTACCTGTTGCTCTTGTGCTGGCGATGATTGAACACGAAAGCGGCTTTAACCCGGAAGTAATCAGTGCAACCGATGATTGCGGTCTCATGCAGATTAACGAAGTCAATTATGAGTGGCTCGAGGAAGATTTCAGATGTGCCGACATGACAAACCCTTATCAGAATGTGTTCTGTGGGATAAAGATTATCGGTCAGTATCTCGAACAGTACGAAGGTGATTACACCAAAGCTCTCATGGCTTACAACATGGGGAATTACGGAGCGAAAAAGGCATGGGCTAACGGAGTGGATAGTACACGATACACAACCTCCATTATGAGCCTGTTCCAAGAATATGAGGAGGTGAAGGATAATGCCACACTTGATAGCAGTCAAGAATGACAAACCTACAACAATCCTCTCCCCGAAAGATTTTGAGGATTTGATAGCCGAACACATGGGCTACGAATGTGCAAACTTCTATCGAGAACAGATAGAACAGCTTTCAGATTGTATCAGAGATTTGGACAGATACATTGACGATAAGCTCGTTCACATGGACGTGAAGGAGGTACTTAAAGTCAATGGCTACTAATAACAGGAAGACCGGGAACTCGTTTGAAATCGAGTTCAGCGAGATTCTTTTCAACAAAGGGTTTTGGGTCAAATGTCTGACACAGAACCAAGCTGGACAACCAGCAGATGTTATAGCAGTACGAAATGGCAGAGCATATTTGATTGATTGCAAGGATTGTGTCAACGATAACTTCCCATTCTCTCGTATCGAGGGCAACCAGCACACAGCCATGAAGCTGTGGAAGGATAGCGGAAACGGTTACGGACTGTTCGCCTTGCGATTGAGCGACAAGCGTATTTACATGATAGACTACGAGCTGATGATAGCTCTCTCGATTAACCAAGCGTCTATCGGTGAAGACCTTATCTCACACTACGGTCTCCCATTGGAGAGGTGGGTGGAGAAATGCAGATAACGGTATCAAATGCTCTCACAATTACAGAACCAAGTCGGGAACTGATTCAGTGGTGCAAGAAAAATCTTATTATTGCAAATCCCGATTATGCGAAGAAAGCTCGTATGGGCTTTTGGACAGGTGATGCACCGAAGACCCTCGCTCTATACGAGGTACGAGGAAAAGAGCTGATAATTCCGTTTGGAATGTTACGCTCGATACCAAAGTCGATTACCGACACAGCTTCGTTTGTGAGCGATTTTAAGCCCCCTGTGGCGGTTGATTTTCAAGCCCATGTTCCACTCTATGATTACCAAGAAAAGGCGGTACAGGCGATGATAGCCGCCAAATACGGTATCTTACAGAGTGCCGCCGGAAGCGGTAAAACGCAGATGGGAATTGCATTGGCTACGAGAATCGGAAGACGTACCCTGTGGCTCTGCCACACACTCGACCTTATCAAACAGAGCAAGGAACGAGCGAAGCTCTACATGAGTGAAGACCTCATGGGTACTATCACAGAAGGTAAGGTCAATCTCGGTTCTCATATCACCTTCGCAAC